AATCGTCAGGCTTTATTAAGTCCGAGTATGATATTGGATTAGTGTCTGCCATAGCCTTTTAGTTTTTGCGCTGTTTTTTCAGCATTTCTTTTAAATACTCGAAAGCGTTGTAAAATGCCAAAACGCTGTATTTTCTCGCATCTACGTTCAAATGTTGCGCTAACATCAGACACATTCTCTCGAATTGCTTGTCAGCGACTATTTCAACGCTCTCGCTGCCGTCAAATACTGGCGGTTTGGCGAAAATCAACAGCTCACGCGTTAGCCTTTCCACGTTCTGCCATTCGCTTTGTGGCTTGTTCTCAATTATGTTCTGCAAAGTCGCCACCGTCCTTGCTTTAAGCATATTGTAAAACTCCTTTTCATCGGCATTGTCAAACATCGCCGGAAAATATGTTCTCAATTCCTCATCTATTTTTTTTTTAGCCGAATCCAACTCGGAAACGGCTTGCTTTTGCGTTGTGTCGGCCAGCGTGTCAACCACCGACCGCAACCCGTCATCGCTCAAATCGTCAGTTTCTTTGCCGTCAATCTTTGAAACAAGGGCGGCAAAGGCCAAATATTTGGGCGATAGTCCGTTTTGTATGAAATAAACCGCTTTGCGCAGGTTGTTCAACTCGTTTGTGGCGTTGTCTTTGTCGCCTGACTGAATAAACGCCACGGCCTTTTCAATATGCGCGTCAAAATCGGTAATGTCGGACCCCAACCCGGCATCAATCAACAACATTTTGTTGTACTTGTGAAAACGCACAATCGGCAAATCCTCGATTGCATCGTAATATTCAACAATATGTTTCCCGATGTTGGCCGTTTTCATAGCAAGTAACGAGTTAAAGGGGTTGAGAAAAACGGCACCAAAAGCATTGTTACATCACCCATGACAATTGCCACTGAGATTGAAAGCGCAACACTCACCCACCATGAAAGACAAAGGTCACAATGAGCCATTTTGCTGACAAGGTTGCTGCCGTGGACCTGTAACCATTCCACCGCACCCCATTTTTTGAGCAACAAAATGCTGAATGTTGCAAGCAACGCAACTAATAAAACCGATAAAACATAATCAACCATTATTGTCGGGGTTTTCGGGTTCTGGTGTCGGTTCAGGCTCAGGCACAATGCAGTCGGCGACAAAATCAATCTCACCCTCAAAACGCCAGCCGCAATATGGTTGCATCAGAAACTGATTTTTTACCTCGTCAAGCGAAAAGCCTTTAAAAATGCTTTCAGCACGATTGTATATCTTTGAAATGTAAAAACGCCCATAGCGCAGATACAATGAGTTCAGCGCGTGCAGAATTTCGTTTTTAACAGCTTCGGTGTTACGGCCCTCGCCGTTCGGAATCGTCCGCAAGTCAACCCACACAATCAAAGAGCATGGTGATTGTATGCGGACCGGCTCACCGACATATTGCTCAACATCTTCGGGTTCGTCAACGGTGAAAAAAGCAAAGTTTCCCAAACCTGAATCGGGTGCAATAAGCGTGTAATCGTTTCCCGACTTGTAAACGTTGGCGGTGTAATATGTTTGCCCGTCAACCTCCTCTTTCAGTCGCTCAACACGTCCGAATATGTTTGTAAACCACTCAATTTGAGCGGCCAAACGTTGCTGTATTTCAGCAATTACGCCGTCAACCAGTTTCGGGTTCGTTCTCAAATGTACGTTTGCGCTCATCGTGTTCAAAATTTGCACTAAATATAAATATTATTTTCAATCGAATAGCACTTTTTTAACATCGGTCATCAGTTCGTTGTAACCGCCTTTGTCGAAAAAAATGTTATTCCAATTGTCGGCTGTCAGTCCGAACTTTTTTAGGCCGTACTTTCGCACGATATTGCTTGCATAAGGTGTTTCGCCTTGTATCGCAACCGCATCTTTGCCGAATTGTACGGTCAACTCGCTGTGAAACTTGCCGTTGATATACAAGTTCGGTGCATCAGGGTTGCGGTCAACACTATAAGGGTAATCAAGCGTTTGTTTCCACGCTGAATATCGCTCGGCACTCTCTTTTGATTTAAAGTAACCTCCAGGCTGCAAATCCTCGCTGTAATAGGGCCTAAAATCGTTCTCATCACTCGCCTTGCCAGCAAACAACTGCTGTTTCTGCAAATCGAGAATATCTGATTTGTGACCGCTAACAACGCCGCGCACAATATCGCCACTTTGTAAGCCGTCATTCAGTTTTTGCACCCTATTTAGTAACTCTTGCAGCATTTCGGTTTCAAATTGTAACCAACTTAGTGTTTTTGCTTACACCGTGCGATATTTCACACCGCCGTTGTTGCACGTCAGACAAATGCGGTCAATGCCTCGAGTGTCAAGGCTCAAAGCTTCATAAGCCTTTTTCAGTTCGTACCCCAAACCACTCGGACGGTTGCTGTTAGTGTTTCCGTCCAACTCATACAAAATGTTGTTTCGGTCAACGTTCGACTGATTGCGGTTTACTCGCACCTCTGGATTCATGGCCATAGTGCGCAATACATTGTATGCAACTTGCTTTTGCACTACGATAGCGAATTGCGGTGCTTGCTTAATGATAAAATCCGACAAATCGCAACCGACTGAAATTTCAACGTTCAGGCCGTAGTTTTGCGTGTTGGTATAGGCCATGTCTTGCGCATCCCACAATTCGGGGTACTGCGCAAAATCCTCGTAAGCGTGTGTTTGAAACGGCGAAACTTGTAAATATTTCGTCAATTCTCGATAAGTTTCGAGCGAACCCTGATTACAAGTGCCGCACGGCTCACGGCTCCAATCTTTTGAAAAGTTTATCGCTTGCATACCTTGCGGCAGGTCATTCTGATTGTAAACCAAATACCACGAACCGCCGCCGCTCGTTTGATTTTCGTTTTGATAGTCGAACGTGTCAATATACGGCAGATAACCCTCATCCCACAAATCAAGCCATACAAACGTTCCGTTGCCTTTTGTTACGTTGATAGTCCAACCCGCAACCGGGTCAACTCTATCGGAATGGAATAGGTAAACATTCACCGGGCCAGTCGCTCCCGTCATCTGCAAGCCAATGCGATCAATCTTTGCGGTTACGCCCAAAGCACGAACGGGGGTAATTTCAAAACCGACTAACTTACCCGTGTTTTTGAGTGTGGCGTTGATACGGCCCGCACCGTCAAAGAACAATCTGCGTTCAAGTAGGTTTTTGGTTTCCTTGTTTAAACTTTTCATATTGAGAAAAGTGTTAACTACTTGCGTAACACCTGCGTAAGTGATTTCACGCAAAAAGTCATTCAATTGGTTGTATTTTTCCCAGTTGGCAAGCGTGTCGGGCTTGTTATCGATATTCATATCGGCCGTACTGCGGTACGTCTTGCCGTTGTACTTAACAACCGAACCGCTTGCGTAATACTGAGTCGCTTTCCACTCAACATATCGGTCAAGCCAATTTTCCGGCATTATGGCTCTGATATTATCGTAAGTCATCAACGGGTGCGCATCGTTGTAAAACAAGCCGCTGAACGGCTGGTCGATTTCCAACAGATAGCCGTCGGGGTTCTCTCCCCAAACCTCGAAAGGCTGCCGCCAACCCACCTGCGCGGCAAGCGCAATCGTTATATCTTCCATTCGTAACATAGTCAGTCAGTTTTGAATTTTAAAAAATAAGGGGCGGGGTTTTCGCCCCACCCCTTTATTGCGACACTTTTTGATGTCGATTAAGCAACGGTTACCTCGCAGCTTGCGCTGTAAGTAACGCCGTAAACGCTGATTGAGGCTGTAATGTTGGCTGTGCCAGCAGCAACGCCTACAACCTTACCAGTTGCGTCAACGGTTGCAACGCCAGTGTCATCGCTCGACCACGAAACAACATACTGGTTCGGTGCGGTGGTTGCAACGAGTGTTTCATTGCCACCTACGGCGATTGAGGTTGTCGCCTTGTTCAAAACGATGCTTGCGGCCTCGTTCAAGTTGACAACATAAGTCGGCATTGCATACGGACGGTTAGCAGGCTGTGCATCGATTGCGGCCTTAATAATCGGGTTTGCAATGGTTGTCAAATCGTTGTTGTAAGCAACAACAAAAGCAACATCAACCGAAAAACCGAAATACTCTTTTACAGCGCAAGTCAGGTCGGCGGTTGCATCGCCAGCGATTGCTGACTGGTCGCCAACGGCGGTGTAATAGTGAGAGCCAACAGGGAGGTCGATGTACGGCAAACGTACCACACTCCACTCATGGAAATTCTCTTTTGTTCCGCGCAATGCCTCACGGTCAACTCGAGTCAGCACGCCGCAATTTCCGTCAGCAACAGCAAAGAATGTTCCGTTTTTGCCAGCGGCATTGGTTACTTGGTTCGAGTAGTGGAGTATTTTATTGTCGTACTCCATGCGCTTGTTTACATCGTTGTAAACATCGTGCTGAGCCAACTTGCGAACGAGTGAATCAACACCAGCATTGCCGATAATGTGAATCATCTCGGGATAATCGTTGGCACGCATCATCGGGTTCATGTCGCCCAAAACTTCGGTTGCCATTTGTGTCGGCACGTCAACGGTGTTGCCGCTGATTGTGTACTGCAACGGGTCAGCGAATACTTGAGTTTTTTGAGCCTCGAGAGCAGCGACAGCGGCTGTGTCAAGTGCTGTGCCCAAAGCACGGCAAATCTTGTCCATTTTGCGCTGAAAATCGTGCTGGTAGGTGATTTCGTTGTTCATGTATGCGGCTGGCACCATAGTGAAACCTACGGCATAAGTCGCAAAAACTACGGTGTAAAGGGCCGATGTGTTTTCGTCATCGCCAATCACACACGAACGGGTGTTGCTCACCTGAACGCTCGAATCGTAGTTGAGAACTGGCACCTGGACTGTGTTGCCCATAGATGCGAAAGCGCGGTTTACCAATTCAGGCGACAAAATGCTGTTGGCAGCGTTTGTCTGCTCAATGAAAAAGTCGAGTGCGCCGTACTCTTTTTGACGAGCCATATTTTTATCCAACGCAGGGTTTTCAATATTAAATTGTTATTAATCGCGAGTGCTAACCCTTTGCGCTCAATCTTTTATTCTCGTTTTGTCAGCGTGTCGGCAAAGCCGCAACGTTGTTGTCTTTCCACGCTGTCTGCATCGCCTCGTCAAACGCTTTCGAGCCTGTTGTAAGGCCTTGCGCGTTTAGTCCGGCGGCGATTATATCGTATGCCTCAGTTTGCGTTTTTGCGCCCGCAACGCTGACTACTGAACCGCCGTTTGCGCCGCCCGGTGTCGGTGTCGCTGTGCCGCCGCCCGTCTGCTTGCGCCCGTTGTCTAACACGTCCATTGCTTTCAACTCCTTGCTGATAAGTTCGGAAGCTGTGCATGGTTCAAGTTGCCGTT